TTGACGAAGTTCACGCACAACCGTCGTGGGATTTATGGAACACGCTTTCCCTTGCCGGTGGCGCTCGTGCGGATTCTTTACTTTTCGGTATTACGACTGCGGGCGTTAAATCAAACGCGACGGGTCAAGACTCGCTCTGCTATTCGCTTTACCAATACGGGCAGAAAATAGTCAAGGGCGAAAATACTGATCCAACATTTTTCTTCGCGTGGTGGGAACCAACTGCCGTTGATGCCGACCACAGAAAACCTGAAGTATGGGCAGAAGCTAATCCTGGTTTAGGCGACATCGTTGACATTCAAGATTTTGAGTCTGCGGTATTGCGCACTCCAGAAGCAGAGTTTCGCACGAAGCGATGCAATACATTTGTCTCAACAACTCAGGCATGGCTACCACAAGGATCGTGGGAAGCTCTTGTCTATGATGGCAGGCCGAACATTCCTGGCGAAGATGTTGTTCTTGCCTTTGACGGTTCATTCTCTAACGATTCTACTGCTTTGCTCGCGTGGTATCTCGGCGGTGAAAAACCACATTGCGCAGTTATCGGATTATGGGAGAAGCCTGACAATGCAGAACAAGGATGGTTCGTTCCTGTCGCAGAAGTTGAGCAGGCAATCATCAACACTGCACGCAATAATCGAATCAATGTCAGAGAAATTGTTTTCGATCCCGCACGCTGGAACCGAACATTTATGGTTCTTGACGAAGAAGGATTGCCCGTGGTGGCATATCCCAACTCCGCAGAACGAATGGTTCCTGCAACTCAGAAGTTCTACGAAGCAGTCGTCAATCAATCATTCACCCACGACGGACACGAAGGACTCGCCCGTCATGTCGCCAACTGCGTCACCAAGCAATCAAGTCGCGGAGTGATGGTGGCGAAGGCATCAGCGCGTCGCAAAGTTGACGCCGCCGTTGCTGCAATTTTTGGCTATGACCGCGCAACGCAACCGCCACCGCCTAAGCAACCTGTGGCTCGTTTCTTTTCGATTCAAGTCTGAGAGGCAATATGAAAAAACTTGATGTGTCAGCACTTGTGGGATTTGGCGGTCTAGTAATAGCAACCGTCGGTCTTGCGATGGTGTCAGTGTCTCTTGCCTTGATTTGCTTGGGGTCGTTTCTAGTATGGATTACGGAGAAGGCTAACTGATGGGAATTTCAAAGCGCATTCGCATCGCTGAGTCAAAGCGACAGAACATGAACTCTCAATGGGTTGAACCACTTGTTCCTGGTCGCCCTGCCTTCATGTCGCCGTCAGGTGTTGATGTCACCGCCGATTCTGCAATCCGAATGTCAACTGTGTATGCCTGCGTTCGCCTTTTAGGTGACACGATTTCATCGCTTCCACTTGGCGCTTATGTTCGCCGTGGTCGCAACCGCATTGCCTACGCCGCAGTCTATGGTTCGCAACCTGAATGGATTAACCGCCCGAATCCTGAAACTTCTCGCCTTGAGTTCTTTGAGCAAGTTATTGCTTCACTCAACCTTCACGGCAACGCATTCATTCTCACGGTGCGCGATGAGAACGATGAAGTCTTTGAGCTTTATTGCTTGAATCCTGACGAAGTTCGCATTCGTCGTCTTCGCCCTAATGAGCCAATAGTTTATGAAATCACAATTCGTGAAGGTAGCGAAGCACGCACAGAGATTCTGACAAGCCGTGAGATTCTGCATATCCCAATGTTCCGCCTGCCAGGATCACATTACGGACTAGGCCCTGTCTCTGCTGCGCGTTTGACAATTGGCGCTGCGATGGCGGCAGATACTTATGCTGCCGCTTACTTTGGCAACGCCGCCAACCCTGGTGGAGTTATTGAAGTTCCTGGTGAACTAACTCAGGAGCAGGCACAAGATATTGGTCGCGATTGGAATATCACTCACACAGGCCCGTATCGCGCAGGCAAGATTGGCATTCTATCCGGTGGAGCAGCTTTCAAGCCTTTGACTCTTAACGCTGCCGATGCACAGTTGCTTGAAGCACGCAGATTCAATGTTGAAGACATTGCTCGACTCTTCCGCGTTCCTGTTTCACTTCTTGGTCACCCTGTATCAGGCGCAATGTCATTTGCTTCAGTTGAAGCGCAGAACCTTTCCTTTGTTCAGCACTCACTTCGCCCACTTCTTGAAAGATTAGAGCAAAGCCTTTCGGCTTTATTGCCTGAATCAGATGGCTTCATCAAGTTCAACCTTGACGCTCTGCTTCGTGGCACAACTCTTGAGCGTTATGAGGCTTACACAAAAGGACTTCGTGAAGGTTTCTTGAGCTTGAACGATGTTCGCTCTGTGGAAGATTTAGCACCTATCGGAGAAGCAGGCGACCAATTCCGCGTTCCATTGCAGAACATTGACGCTGCCGACGCCAAGGATGTCGGCTTGAATCTTCGCGCCGATATTGTGAGCAAGTTAGTTCAAGTCGGTTTTGATCCTGAAGAAGTCTTGAAGGCGGTTGAAATGGTGCCTATCGCACACACAGGCGTTCCAAGTTCACAACTACAACCGATTTCACAAATTGATCCAACTGATCCTTCTGCCGCTTACGATGTCCGCGATGCTCGGAGCAACGCAACGACAATCAATGTGCCAGAACCTGTGGTCAATGTTGCGGCTCCAAATGTCAACATTGAACCTGCGATGGTAATGCTTGAGTCTCCTGAAGTTCGCGTAGATGCTCCAACTGTCAATGTAGAAGCTCCAAAGGTGGAAGTAACAAATCAAATTGACCGACGCAAGGTGCGCAAGAAAGTTATTCGTGACGAAGTTGGTCGCATCGCAGAAGTTATTGAAGAGTTCATTGAGGGAGACGAATAATGGCAACAGGATTAAGCGCCTATTTAGCAAACAAATTCCTTGATGCGGTTGGCAATGGCACCGCCTATTCCGCCGCCAATATCTATATCAAACTTCACACGGGCAATCCAGGGGCGAATGGAACGGCCAATGCCGCAACTGAAACAACTCGTAAAGAAGTCACTTTTGCTTCTGCTTCAGCAGGTGCAATCGCTAGTGATGCCGCAGTTACATGGACAAACATTGCCGGTTCGGAAGATGCTACTTATTTCACTGCTTGGGATAACCTTAGCGCTGGCAACTTCCTATTTAGTGGCAGTATTACAGGCAACGCTTATATTGCAGGTGATACTTACACTATTCCAAGCGGGTCTTTGACTGCATCATTGACAGTCGCTTCTTAGAATGACATCGCAATTCCTTCTTGATTCAGGCGTTCTTGACACAGACCTTCTTGGGCCTGTCGTCATTGTCGAAGCAACTGCAACTCTTGGCGGTTTAGCACCAAGCGCAACTTCTCTTGTCACCGTTGAAGCAACTGCAAGTGCAACACTTGGAACACTCTCGGCAACTGCGAGAGCTGCTGAGACTATCTTGGCAAGTGCGGTGGCAACTCTCGGCGCACTTGAGGCAACTGCTAACACGCAACCTGTCACACCGACAGAAGCGGTTAGTGGTGGTGGATTGAACTTTGTTCAACCTTACTTCCCGCCAAAACCAAAGAAGCAAGTTGTTGAAGTTTCAACGATAATTGCAGGCGCCCAAAGCGCATTCGGAAGTGTCAACGCAGAAGCGATGGCGCAGATTACTTTCTCAATACTTGAAGACGATATAGAAGTTCTGCTTCTAATCTAGGAGAAGCGATGCCATATTACATTTCAGACAAGCAAAGCGATTGCCAAGGATGGGCAACCGTCAAGGAAGAATCTGACGGCTCTTACACCACCATTGGGTGTCACTCATCAAAACAAGATGCGATTGACCAAATGGTCGCGGTGAGTATTTCTGAAGATATGGAACCAGGTGGAGAAGTTCGTCAAGTAGATTTGAGCGTTCCACAATTTATCCGCGACAACGCAGCACGCGGTTTGAAATATGTTGCAGATGGATTTGGGGGCGATGGTCTAACTGACACCGCCAAACGCGAAGCACGCGAAATGGCAGCAGGGCGGATCACCGAAAACAAAGTTCGCAAAATGGCACCTTGGTTTGCGCGTCACAAAGTTGACGGCCAAGCGCCAAAGAACAAAGACTCATCGCATCCACAATATCCAGGCGCAGGACTTGTTGCTTGGTTGATTTGGGGCGGAGATTCTAACTTTAGTGACAGAGCGCAAAATTGGGCGCAACGCAAAATTGATGCGCTCAATGCCGAAGCCGATTCAAGGAGCAAAATGGCAAAGAAAATTGAACGCCGCACCTTCAATGTGCGAGATGTAGAAGCACGAGCCGACGGCGACGGAATGCGCCTGTCTGGTTATGCGGCAGTTTTTAATGACTCAAGCGTTCCGCTACCATTCAAAGAGAGCATTGCACCAGGAGCATTTCGCAAGACCTTGAGTGAAACACCCGATGTTCGCCTGCTTATCAATCACGAAGGTTTGCCACTAGCTCGCACTAAGAACGGCACTTTGAAATTAGAAGAAGATGAGCGCGGTCTGCATTTTAATGCCGACCTTGCAGATACACAAGAAGGTCGTGATATTTACGAACTCGTCAAGCGTGGCGATGTGGATCAGATGTCGTTTGCTTTCCGTGTCATTCGTCAGAAATGGAATGATGACAGAAGCCGTCGAGTCTTGACAGAGGTTTCCCTTGCAGATGGCGATGTTTCAGTTGTCACCTATCCTGCTTATCCAACAACAACAGTCGAAGCACGCGAGTATTTGAAGGAAGCCATCTCTGCGATTAAAGAAGGCCGTGAAGTGACCGGTGAATCTCTTATCGTGGTTCAAGCAATTCTTGACAAGATAGACGAATCCTATGAATACCTTGGCGAAGGCAAGTCAATGCTTGAGACTTTGCTTGGCGTTGAACCTGGAATGGAAGAAGAAGCACGCGAAAATGTAGGCGACTTCGTTGAATGGGATTCATCAGGCGGAACTGCTCGTGGTCGCATTGAACACATTATGGAAGAAGGCGTGCTTGGCATTCCTGGCACAGAGTTTTCTATCACCGCCGAAGAAGGCGACCCTGCCGTTCTTATTCGCGTTTATGAAGAGTTTAGAGACGGATGGCGACCAACTGAAACGCTCGTCGGTCATAAGATGAGCGAACTTCGCTACATTGATCCACTTCCTGAACCAAAGGAAGAACAGGGTCGCAAGATTTCTTTGCGCCTAGCAAAAGCAATTATTAACTCAACAAAATAGATTTCTGTTCATCAGAACAGATTGAAGTCGGAGCCTATCTCGCACCCCACAAGCGCCGCGAGCATTCTTGGCCACCACCTCTACAACCAAACTCACAAGGAGCAAAAACACAATGTCATATCTTGACAAAGTAGTCGAGCGCCGTGATGCAGTGAAGGCAGAAATGGATGCAGTTCTTGAAGCAGTAGCCGCAGAGAACCGCACCGATTTGACCGCAGAGGAAACCGCAAAGGTTGATGCTCTCGTCGCTGAATCCCGTTCTCTTGACGAAAAAATTGAAAAACTCTCTGCACAAGCAGCAGCCGATAAGAAGGCCGCAGAAGCTCGCGCAGCAGTAGCAGAGATTGCAACACCACGCGTCGGTGGTTTCAAAGTAACTTCCGAAGCACGCACCTATTCACCAGAATCAGGCACATCCTTCTTCAAGGATGCTTACAACGCACAGTTCAAGTCCGATTACGCAGCACAAGAGCGCCTTGCTCGTCATCAACGCGAAGAAGAAATCGAGCGTCGCGATGTCGGAACTGCTCAATTTGAGGGTCTTGTCATTCCTCAATATCTCGTTGATCTCGCAGCACCACTCGCTCGTGCAGGTCGTCCTTTCGCAGACTTTGCGACAAACAAGATGACACTTCCACCAAGCGGAATGACTCTCAACATTTCTCGCATGACCACAGGTTCTTCGACCGCAGTTCAGGTCACACAGAACGATGCAGTTAGCGAAACCGATGTTGACGATACATTGCTCACAATCAATGTGCGCACCATTGCTGGACAACAGGATTTGAGCCGTCAAGCCATTGAACGCGGAACAGGCATTGATTCATTCGTTGCTGCCGATCTCATCAAGTCTTGGCACACAACTCTTGATTCACAAATCCTCAATGGAACAGGTAGCGCAGGACAGATTGAAGGTCTTCGCGCAGCAGGTGGAAACGCAATCACCTTCACATCAACTGCTCCAACAGTTGCACTTCTCTATCCAAAATTGGCAGATGCGATTCAACAGATTCAGACAAACGCATTTGTCAACCCAACTCACTTTGTGATGCACCCACGCCGCTTGGCGTTCTTGCTCGCAGCAGTTGATTCTACAAACCGCCCACTCGTTGTTCCTGCGCCTAACGGCCCATTCAACGCAGTTGGCACAGGTGCAGGCGCTTCCGCTTACGGAAACTCCGGTTATCAGATGATGGGTCTTCCAATCATCACCGATGCAAACATCGGAACAACTTATGGCACCACAACAAACCGCGACGAAATCTATGTTGTTACCGCAGGCGAAAACCACCTATGGGAGCAACCAGGTTCACCATTCACACTTCGCTATGACGCAACCGGCGCTGGCAACCTAACCATCAAGACTGTTGTTTATGGTTATGCTGCTTTCACCGCAGGACGTTATCCATTAGCGAACTCGATTATTAGTGGATCAGGACTCGCGGCACCAACCTTCTAGTCTGAACTAGAAGTTTCAATAAATTGTGCAGAGGCGGGCAAGGCCCCCCGACTTGTTCGTCTCTGCACTTCCTAAGTTCGGGGGAACAATGAAATCAGGTCACAAAGTATCAATCGGCTCATGCGATCCTGGAATGGTCAATGGGGGATTCGCCTATCATTTGATTCAACTCGCATCAGCTCGTGCAAACAAACTTGGCTCATTTGTTCGCATTAAAGGTTCAGGGCTTCTATCTAAGCAGCGCAATCGAGTTGTCAAGCAATTCCTAGAGATGACGGATTCGGATTGGCTTTTGATGATTGACTCCGATGAGCAACTTGATGTGCGCACATTCGATATGTTGTGCGAAACTGCTCACGATAAAGAACGCCCTGTCGTTGCCGGTCTAGTCTTTGCAGGCTTTGGCGTTCCTGGCAAGCCTTATCCCAAGCCTGTTCCTGCAATCTTTCAGGACTCACCTAATGGCTTCTTGCCACTTTACAAATACGACAAGAACTCAGTCTTTGAAATTGACGCAGCAGGCACAGGTTGTTTGATGGTTCACCGCAGCGTTCTTGAAGCAATACGAGATGCCGCCGATCCTAATCAAGGCAAAGATTGGTGTTGGTTTTGGGATGGCCCTATCAATGGTGAATGGATTGGTGAAGACTTGCTCTTCTGCCGTCGAATCAAATCTCTTGGCTTCCCAATTTATGTGAACACAGGTGCAATCTTGCCTCACTCCAAGTCTTATTGGCTTGATGACGAACATCACGATTTATGGCGCGACTAAGGCGCAAGGAAACCGCAACCGCAGAGCCGAGACTTGAAAGAGCGACTCCGCCAAAGGTAAAGAAGAGGAAATCTAGTGGCAATCACCAACGGATACGCAACGCTGGCAGAACTCAAATCATCCCTAGCGATAACAGACACGAGCGATGATGCGTTGCTAGAGCTTTCCATTACTGCCACAAGCAGAATGATTGACGACTATTGCGGTCGCTTCTTCTATGCCGATGGAACTGTCGGAACTCCTGTGGTGCGTTATTACACGGCTCAAGACCCTTGGAGTCTTGCAGTTGATGATTTCACAAGCATTTCTGCAATCGCCACTGATGACAATTTCAATCAAACCTGGTCAACAGTCTGGTCAACTTCTGACTATATGACTGAGCCAATCAATAACCCGCGCCGTAGTTGGCCTTACACTCGCATCCTTGCCACAGGCGCTTATGTCTTTCCTTATTACTTGCCACAGGCCGTGAAGGTAACCGGCGTGTGGGGATGGACGGCAGTTCCTTCAGAAGTCAATCAAGCTTGCCTGATTCAATCTTCTCGACTCTTTGTCCGAAAGCAATCGCCATTCGGTATTGCAGGAACTCCCGAACTTGGAACTGTGCGTCTTGCTTCTAAACTTGATCCTGATGTTGAGGCTCTCCTTCGCCCAATGAAGCGAAATAACGGGTTGGCAGTATGAACCCAAGCACCGTCAGAGATAGGCTAAAAACGGCTTTACAGACGATTTCAGGGCTTCGTGCGTATGATTTGATACCTGATACCGTCGTGCCACCTGCGGCCGTCGTAGGCCAATTAGATTTCACTTTTGACATAGACAACGCCCGTGGTCTTGACCAGGCGCAAGTTGATGTCTTGGTGATTGTGCAACGCTTTTCAGAAAGAACAGGTCAAGACAAGTTGGATGCCTACCTTGCAGGGTCAGGCGCTAGCTCTATCAAGGCCGCCCTTGAAGCGGATCGCACTTTGTCGGGAGCAGTGAATACCTTGCGAGTGACCGGAGCCGAAGCAGGCACCTATGACTCACAGGGCGTCACATTTCTCTCGTATAGATACAGACTGACGCTGTGGGGATAGGAGACTCATGAGTTACAAAGTCATCTCAGACCGCGTGGTCTGTGGAAAGAAACAAGGTGAGATTCTTACCTTGAAAGAACTAGAAGATGCAGGCACCAACATTGACGCTCTCATTGTCGGCGGCCACATTGAAGCAACACAACCAACAATCAAACCAGCACAAGAAGGAGCCAAAAAATAATGGCACGCATCGTTCTCACGAATGCCTATGTCACTGTCAACTCTGTTGATGTCAGCGACCATGTGGCATCTGTAACCCTCAACTCATCCATTGATGTTGTTGAGACAACCGCGTTTTCAAGCACCGCAGCTCGCACTCGTATCGGCGGTCTTGCAGACAACTCAATCACTCTTGAATTTCACCAAGATTATGCTTCAGGTTCTATTGAAGCAACAGTTTATCCGCTACTTGGAAGCACAACGACAGTTGTAGTCAAGCCAAATGGCTCATCAACATCGGCAACCAATCCTTCCTACACATCAACTGTTCTCGTTTCAGAGTGGACACCACTTAACGGCGCAGTTGGCGAATTGGCAACTGCTTCTGTCACTTGGCCTGTAAGCGGTGCAATCACGAAGGCGACTGCGTAATTTATGGCAAGACTTGTTCTCACTAATGCCTATGTGACATTCGCATCAACCGACTTGTCGGATCATATTGCGAGCGTTTCATTGAATACCGCCTATGACATCGTTGAAACAACGGCATTCGGAGACACGGCAAAGAAGAGAGTTGCAGGGTTGGCAGATAACTCTGTGAGTTTTGAGTTTCATCAAGACTACGCTTCAGGCTCGGTTGAATCTACGATTTACCCTTTGCTTGGAACTGCTATCACTTGCGAAGTCAGACCCGTGAACACAACCGTCAGCGCAACGAATCCAAAATACACATTCTCAGTGCTTATCTCTGAATGGACACCGCTTAATGGTGCCGTGGGAGAATTAGCAACTGCAAGTGTGACTTGGCCGATTTCCGGTGCAATAACAAAAGCAACATCATAGAAAACCCTAGGGGGAAATATGGACGGACTAAAAATCCGCGTCAAAACAACTGATGGAATGGATGCAACGTATTCGTTGCGCCCGCGCATCATTGTTGAATTTGAACAGAAATACAATAAGGGCTTGGCAAAATTGATTGCGGAAGAGCAGAAACTAGAACATATCTATTTCCTTGCTTGGTCTGCAATGAAACACAATGGTCGTGTCGTCAAGCCTTTTGGTTCTGACTTCCTTGACACTCTTGAGGAAGTCTCGCTGGTAACAGACCCTTCTTCCGAATCCACAGAGACAGTCTGACTTATTCAATAGCAGCTCTCTCTGTGGAGACGGGTATTTCACCGGTCGCATTACTTGATGCACCCGATGGAATTTTAGAAGCAATCTTTGTTTATACAAAAGAACGAGCGAAGGCGCGGCAAAAATAATGGATTCACCGAACTACACAATTCAAGTTCAGGGATACAACAATTCTGTTCGCGCCATCGAACGCCTAGAACCTGATTTGAAAAAAGCCTTAGACAAACAAGTGCGTGGAATCTTGTCCACGATTGTCAATGCCGCAAGGGATCATATTCCTTATGATGTTCACCCGTCAGGATGGATGCGTGAAAATAAGAACGCAGGACTTATTGGCCCCTTGCAACAAGGTCAAAGTCGTGGTCTATTTGTTCGCTTTGATGCTGCCAAAGCCAAGGCGGGGATTAGTTCAACTTCGCCATCAAGTAAGTCAACTGCGTCAGGTTTTCGCAATTCCTATGGTGTAATCCAGCGCGACAAGGCAGGCGCTATCTTTGAAACTGCCGGTCGCGGTAGCAAAGCAAGTCGCGCTCGCACTCGCGCTTCAAGGTCAACGAATCCAAATGCATCACAAGATTTCATTCAGACTGTTGAAAAGTATTATGGCGTTCTTCCAACTTCCAAAGGTCTTGGTCAAGATAAAGGTCGCGCATTGATTCGCGCAGTTGACGACAACAAGAAACCTGCACAGCGTGCTATCTTTGAAGCAATCAAGATTGCAGAGCAGAAGGCGCAAGCTCGCATGGATGCAAATGAAAGTGAGATATAACCGATGGCAATTATTGAACGCATTGTCACGGTCTATAACGATAAAGGTTCCAAACAGGCTCTCAAAGACTTAAAAAATCTTGAAAGCAATTTTTCTAAAGCAGGAAAAAGAATTGCAATCGCTTTTGGTGCTGCTGCTAGTGCCGCCGGAACATTAGCCACTAAACTTGCCGTTGACGCCGTGCAAGCTGCCATTGCCGATCAGAAGTCACAGGCATTATTGGCGAATGCTTTGCGCAATACAACAGGCGCAAGCGATGCCGCGATTGCTTCAGTCGAAGATTATATTTCGGCCCAACAAAAACTTGTATCAGTTTCCGATGACGAACTTCGTCCATCGCTTGCGACCTTGCTCAATGCCACCAAGGATATTACTGAAGCACAGGCATTACAGAATCTCGCTCTCGATATTTCGGCGGGAACTCAAAAAGATTTGCAGACAGTTTCCTTGGCACTTGCCAAGGCCGTAGGCGGAAACATTGGCGCCCTGACTAAACTTGGCGTTCCGCTATCTGAAGACATCAAGAAGAGCAAGAATTTGAATGCTGCTCTTGATGAATTAGGTAAGACCTTTGCAGGCGCAGCATCAACTCGCGCTGGCACCTTTGAAGGAAGAATGCAGGGCATTCGCATTGCCTTCAGCGAAGCACTTGAAACTCTTGGTTACGCTCTTCTTCCTGTTCTTGAGCAACTTGCGCAAACTTTCCAAACGCAAATCATTCCTGTCTTTGAGCAGTTTATCGCTCAGAACAAGGATCAACTTGCGAAGGCGCTTTCAGATGTCATTCAATTTGCCTTCGGCGCTGCCAAGGCTCTTGCATCATTATTCAAGACAATTTCCGACAACCTGACCACATTCAAAGTCTTTGCCGGTATCTTGACTGGAATCTTTGTCGGAACAAAGGTCTATGCAGGCATCATCGCTATCGTTGGCGCTCTCAAACTTCTCACCGCGCAATTCAAGCGTCAGGCGGTGGCAGGCACCGCCGCAGGCACCGCGACTGCCTTTGCCACAGGTGGAACATCAGCATTCGCCGCAGCAGCAGGCTTGACGGCATTCGCGGCAGCAGCAGGCTTGACTTGGTATGCCATCAATCAACTCACCGATGCCGTCAATATCAACACAGGCGCGATTGCCACAAACTCGCAAGTTGTCAATAACCACCTCAAAGATTTAGGCAGAATTGCACAGGCTACGGCCGCGGCAAACATTGCTAACAAGAAACTTGTTGTTACTACTACCAATCTCAACAAGAAAACTGCTGCGCAGATTGCAAGCGAAAAGGCTCTTGCCGCACTTCGTAAATTAGGTGTTGTTCCAACCAATGAAAAAGACCCCATTCAACTTGAAGCAGCTCGACTTAATCTTCTCAAGCAGGCAAACCTAGAAGAAGCTCGCAAGGTTGAAGCACTTATTAAGAATCTTGAAGCACAGATGAAACTTAATGAGGCAGCGCAGCGTTATGCCGATCTTTTGACTGTTCTTTCTGATGCAGTCATCAGCGATGAAGAAGTTTCGGTTCTTGCTCAGAAGTGGAATATCACCAAGGGCGAAGTTCTTGAATATATCGCTCGAATCTATGCCGCCAACTCCACAGATATAACCGACGGCCCTATTGTCAACCTGCTTATGAAGTGGGGATTGACGAAGGAAGAAGCCGAAAAATATGTGGACTTCACTCGCGCTCTCAAAGACGAAAAGATTTCAGATGCTGAAATAGAAGAGTTGATGGGCAAGTGGGGAATGACTCGCGCCGAAGTCATTGCCTACGCAAAGACTGTTCAAGACGGCACCGCACTACAAAAGGCTCTTTCAAAGACTTGGGCAACACCAGGAGATGAAGCTGCCGAAGCGTGGAAACGCGCCCTTGCCGCGCTCAATGCCTACCTATCCGCACTTAAAAATGTCGCGCCAGGCGGCGCAGGCGGTGGCGGAGGCGGAGGCGGTGGTGGCGGTGGCGGAGGCGGAGGCGGCGGTGGCGGAGGTGCCACTGCAATTTCAACAAGCCCTGCTTATGCGTCAGTTGCTGCCTTACAAAACCACATTGACGATTTGACTGCAATGCGCACTGAAGTCGGTGGCGCAACTGCTCTTGGCATCAAACTCAAAGAACAAATTGATGAATATACCGACCAAATCAAATTTGGTTCGGAAGCCCTTGGAACTATTGTTGACGAACAAAGCAAAGCTGCAATGATGCGTTCATTGATGCCTGGCACAATTACGGCAGATTCTGGTTTTGATCCTGGCTCATTTCGTATGTCTGAAAATGCTGGCATGACAATCAACATGACAGTTCAGGGCAATGTTCAAAGTGAAAAAGATTTGGCAGATGCTATCCGTCAGCGCATCTTGAGTGAGCAGGCAAGTGGCAAACCAATCCTCTTTGTTGGCGGCTTGTAATGCCAGGAACACCGCATCTTGGCGTCAGTATTGACTTTGCCAACGGCCCTGCCTTTGGTAATCCTCTTATTCTTGACGACCCGACAAGCGTTCTTGACACCGCCATTCTTGCCGATGCACCGGCAGATGTTGTGGATGTTTCTGACATCGCTATCCGCGTCAACATTCGTCGTGGTCGCAATCGAATCCTCAATAACTTTGAGGCAGGCACCGCCACAGTTGTCTTAGAAGATGACAATGGCGATTGGAATCCACAGAACACTTCATCGCCTTATTACGGCAAACTCTTGCCGCTTCGTAAGATTCGCATTTGGGCCGATTACGATGCAGGCTCAGGAACACAACGCTATTATCTTTATTCAGGCTACATCACAAGCTACGACAATTCATTCCGCCTTGGCATTGATGAAGTCTCTACAGTGACCTTGCAATGCGTAGATGCCTTCCGTCTTTTCCAAAATGTCAACATCACAACTGTCGCAGGAACCAGCGCTGGACAAACAACGGGGGCGCGAATTGAAAACTTGCTTGACTTGGCAAACTATCCTTCAAGCCAACGCATCATTGACATCGGCGATAGCACAGTCCAAGCCGATCCTGCTACGGCGCGGACATTGCTGACCGCCTGTCAAAACATAGAGCAGACCGAACTTGGCGGCTTCTTTATTGACCCTGAAGGAAGCGCAGTCTTTCTTTCTCGATCCACAGTCTCGTTGAAGGCCGACCAAACGCCACTTCTGTTCAACGACAATGGCACCGACATCGCCTATCAATCCATTGACTTTGCCTACGACGACACGCAGATTTTCAATGACATCATTGTCACGCGTCTTGGCGGCACGCCTCAAGAAGTGCAGTCCACAAGTTCAATTGAGACTTACTTTATCCACTCAGGTTCTCGCTCTGACCTTTTGATGCAGACCGATGCCGAAGCCTTGGATCAAGCAAATATGCTTCTCAATGCTCGCGCCAATGCGTTACTTCGTATTGACTCCATCGGCTTGAACCTGATGGATTCAACGGCAAGTTCACGGATTGTGGCAGGTCTTGAATCTGATTTGTTCACTTTGCTCAATGTCACCAAGACTGCGCAAGGAGCTTCAAGTTTTAGCCTTGAACTATTCGTTCAGGGCGTTCAGCACGATATTACGCCGACAACTTGGACAACAAGGTTGCTTACGGCAGAACCTATAATTCAGGCATTCATCTTGGATTCAACAACCCAAGGCGTGCTTGATGGAACGCAAGGCGTTCTTTCATACTA